GCAGCAGACGATGAATGCCAGCCCACCGCCGACCGCATGGTAATTGCCGTTGCCGCTGACGCGCATGCGCTGGCCGCAACAGATAATATTGGGCGGGCGCGCCGCCGAACATCGACGGTGATCCGAGTCGATCTTCGGGGAACGAGGGGATGTTGGAATATCCTCGACCCGAACCGTTTTCGCGCCCGTTTTTGTGCTTGCCATTCGTCCACCGTCATTCGTGAAGCGTCGCTCGCGTCGCGTGAGGCGGATTCCGACGCTTCACACTTCACGTTTCACGCTCCCTCCCTTCAACGCCGCGATCCCTTCCTGCCTGGATCCCCGTTTGAACACGCCGTCCAGCTTCATCCGGATCAGTTCCAGGGCCAGTCTTTCCGGCGTACTGTGCTTACTCACCTCCAGCGCGATCGAATCGACCTCGCCCAGCAGCCCGGCCAGATCGACCATGCGCCCGCCGGCCGAGCGGATCTGCGCCCGCACAGCCTCCACGTCCCGCCGCAACTGTTCCAACTCCTGCCATGTCGGCCGCTGGCCCAGCCTGAGCGGCTGGAGTGCCGCGGACAAATGCTCAGTCAGTTCCCAAACCGCATCCGCGTCCATCTCATTCACTCCTGGGCTCGTGAAGCGTATCTCGTGAGAAGAAGGCAACGAGGCAACGAGGCAACCAGGCAGAAGCTGACGGCTGATAGCTGATGGCTGAAAGCTGAGGTCTGACAAGCGTATCTCGTAGGATCCATCCGGCTCTTCACGCTTCACTCTTCACGCTTCACTCTTCACGCATCCGCTACCGTCGTCTCGCAGAACACTTCATCCATGCCCGCGATCCGTTCGATCATTTCGGCGATCTCGCCGAAGCGCGGCGTTTCGATCCCGATCAGCACCCACGTCCGCGGGCAGGGCCGCAGCACCTGAAGCGGCCGCAGCTCGGTCGGCTGCTCGGCCGCCAGCAGCAGCGCACTGATCTCCGCGTCGTCGAACCCGGTCGCCCCCAGCGCCGCCGGCGCTTCACGCTGGATCTCGGCCAGCCGCGTGGCCAGCGCGACCTCGTCCCACTCGCCGCCGATCTTGTTCAGCGCCAGGTTCAGGACCTTCTCGCGGCCCGGCGCCAGATCGACGACCGACACGGCCACGTGCTCGGCCCCGTAGTCGTCGCGCAGAATCTTCAGCCGCTGATGTCCGCTGACCAGGTTGCCGGTGCGCTTGTTCCACACCAGCGGATCGACCAGCCCGAACTCGGCGATCGAGCGCTTGATCTGCTCGTAGGCCGCGTCGCCCGGCCGCAGGTCGCGCCGCGGGTTGTAGCGATCGGCCTTGATCCGTTCGACCGCGATCCGCTCGAGCGTCAAGCTGCCGACGACCTGCGCCGGCGAGCGCTTACGCTTGGGCTTGGGTTTCGCGGGGGCTGGTGGTTTCATCGTCCTCGAATCCTACTCGTTGCCTAGTTGCCTTCTTCACAGCCATCAGTTCTCAGTTTTCAGTTTTCAGTTGTCAGCCATCTTCACGCCGGCGAGTCGCCGTAAGTTCTCGGCAGCAGGCTCAACGTCGCCTTTGCTATCGAATGCCTGGAAGAACGCCTGCACAGCACCCTTGAGGATGGACATCGGATGCCTGGGACATTGTTCGATGTGCTCTTTGAGCACATCAGCCATCGCAACCGGAACCTGATCATCCGGTCCGTAGCGATGGCCGCAGTAAACGCAGTTGACGTACATCCCTGCCTGACAATCCTGCACCCATTGCTCTAGTCGCTTGTTTTCCGCCACGAGTTCCTTCACCCGGCGCCGGGTGCCAGTGGTGGCTTGCCCACCAGTGCTCCCTCTGGTTGCCTGGCTGCCTGGTTGTCTCGCTGCCTTCTTCACTCTGCCATCTCAAATCTCAAATCTCTTCTTCGTGCCCTTCGTGTCTTTGTGGTGCATCTTCTTGGTCTCTGCGTCCTCTGTGCTCTCTGTGGCTACACTTCTTTCACCGGCAGTTGCCAGCGCTTCCCGCAGGCCTTGCAGCGGAAGAAGGCCACTTCATGCCCAGACGTCGTGACGACCACGGCCTGCCCGCCGTCCTCCAGCAAGATGCGCCGACACTTGGGGCAGGGCGGCCGTTGCCGTCGCACCTTGGGCCAGGCGGTCGGCAGCGGTTGACTGGCCGGCCAGTAGCGTGGATCCGGACCTTGTTGCACGCAACCGGGCCGGCCGCCATGATCGATGATCGGCGGCTCCTGGTGCTCGATCAGCGGTTCCTGCAGCTCGATCGCCGGCCCGACCGCGTGCTGCGCGGCACTGCGGCCGGCCCGCCGGGCCGATTCCTTTTTCCGTCCGCGTTGCTGACTCATGCTCGTTGCCTTGTTGCCTCGTTGCCTCGTTGCCTTCTTCTCAGCTTTCAGCCATCAGCTATCAGCCGTCAGCTTCTGCCTGGTTGCCTCGTTGCCTCGTTGCCTTCTTCTATCTGCCGATCTTCCAGCCGCCCGGTTGCGCCGCCGCATAGCTGGCGACCGGTTCGGTTTCTTCCTCGGCCGCCGCGGCGCCGATCCCGCAGAAGGCGCCCGCACAGGCGGCGATATAGGTGCAGTCCAGATAGTGATTCGCCCGCCGGATCACCTGCCAGCGCGTGCGCGTGCCCTTGCCGGGCACGAACTCCTCGACCGGCCGCTCGGCCGTCAAGTGCTTGGCCAATTTGTGGTGTTCGTTCGGATCCAGCGTATGGAAAAACGACAAGGCCCCCTCCGCGTCCAGCGGCCGGCCCAGCCGCTCATGCACGCGACCCTTCCACGCGTCGGCATTGATCTCGACCACGTACACCCGTTTGGCGCTGAAGCGCACGATATGATACTCGTCGCCCACGTGCGCGATCTGGCCCCCCACGGCCTTCGGCCGAGTGTAGCCGCGCTGATAGCGCTGCCCGACGCCGAATCCCAGCACCGACCGGAAGACTTCCTGGCCGAGTTGTTCCCGCGATTCGCGCACGAAAGCGTAGATCAGATCGCCCTTATAGCGCGCGTCGATCCAGACCTGGTCCGGCACGCGCGGCTCGACCTGCCCTTGCTGCGGCCAGCCGCCCAGCACCATCTCGCGCATCTCGCGCAGCGCCCCGCGGATCCCGGCCTCCTCCCCCAACTCGTCGCTGTGCACCTCGATCAGTCCGTAGCTCGGCACGTGGCCGCGGCCGTCCGCCCGCCAGGCGATCGCCAGCCAGTACGAGTGCCACTTGCCGATGTCTACCCCCAGCGTGAGCGCCTGCGTATCTTCCGGCAGCAGACCGCGCGCCAGCTTCGAGACGCGCCGCGTGAGCGCCTGGGCTTCCAGCGGCGTCGTCGCGCTGATCAGCGGCTTCGGTGGCACGGCCCAGACGAACTGACATTGCTCGCGATCGGCCGCCTCCTCGTCACTGGCCTGGCCGGCCTGCCATTCGCCGGCCGCCAGGTAACCGGCCGTCACCAGCATGTTATGCACGGCCGACCAGCGCAGGCTGAATGTGTCCGTCCGCGGCAGCGGCCCGTGCACGCGGCCGTGCCGATCGATCTCTTGCCCGCGGTGCAGCAGCACGCCGCCCAGGTTGGCCTGGTAGCGCTGCGCTTCGCTCCAGGGCTTACCGCACTCCGGGCAGGCGAACGCCCCGGCCTCGTAGGCGTCCACCTTGGTTTCGGCCTCCTGCCAGCCGATCAGGTGCTCGCGCTCCGGCAGCACGTACGCGCGGCAGTGCGGACACGGCAGCATGATGCGCGTGGCCGTGCCCTGCTGATGCGTCTGCCAGGTGTAGCCTTCTTCAATACCGACCGTGCATTCGCTATAGGTGCGCGCCCGATCGCCAAACCCGCGCGTGCGCGCCACGAGCTGCGCGATCTTGGTCGATTCCCGGCTGGTCGTGCCGATCACGTCGAACCCGTCCGTCTCCGTGATCACCAGCACGCGCGCCGTGTAGGCCGCGCGGTGCTTGTCGTCTCCGCCGCCCGTCATGAAGCGCAAGGTCACGCCGCTGCGAAAACTGAGCGCCACGGGCAGGCCCCCGCGACTGCCGCGCCCGATGCGCGGGATCTGGTGTTTGTAGGCCGATTCCTCGATCGCCGGCCGCAGCACCTCGTTCCACTTGTCGTTCACAATGTCCAACGTCGGCACGCCGTAGATCACCGTCTCGCCGTACTCGAACAAGTGATACAGCACCGGCGTGATCGACCCGATCACGGTCTTGCTGGACTGGCTCGGACCCGTCGCGTTGTACTTCGTCCACTGCCCACTATCGATCGCCTCGAACCACAGCTTGGTGAAGGGCTGCGTCTTGACCCGGAAGGGCCCGGGCCGCGGCGACCCGGGCGCGAAGCGCAGCGTCTCCTCGGCGAAGGCGCGCATCGTGCGCAGTTGCGGGACGCGCGCCTGCGCGCACAGCCGCTCCAGTTCGCGCGCCACGCCCGAATGCATTAGAGCTTCCGCCATGAGGCCGCGCTCACCTTTACTCTTTCATACTATAGATAGGCTGAATCCACTTGCAGCCCGGGAACTCGGCAACGCCCTCGGCGTCCGGCCACGGCTCGTCCAGAAACGTGCAGCACTTGAACTCGATGCAACTGTCGATCGGAAGACCGTTGGCCGCTTTTACGACCGGCGTAGCGCGGCGATTGTTCCGGGTCAGGCAATCCTGAAACGTGATGCTCACACGCGGGCTATCCGGGTTCAGGCGCTGAAGGTTTACCTGAAACCCCGCACCGTTGTTGCCCTCGGCCAGACAGCGCCGTACCACGATGCCTAGTAATTGCTGGTGGACATTATTTGGTTCAATGTCGATCCCGGCCTGCGGCGGATTGCCGCGCGTGTCGCGGAACACGCAGTCCTCCACCAGCACGCCCACGCCTGCGATGACGCTCATTCCCTGCCGGTAATTGCCAGCGCAGACTACGTTGCGGATATGGATGGAGCTGCATGGCACGCCAGAACCGCCGATGTAGATGCCGTCACCGCCAAAGTTCTCGATCCGCAGGCCCTCAATCGTCACACGCGAACTCGATAACACTTGGAGGCCGTGCCGCCATTCGCTGTGTTCGACCTGGTCAACATCCGTCAGTTCCAACCGCCACCCGCGCAGCGTTGCGAACGCGCCCGAGATTGTCACGTTCGACACGTCAACGAGGCTAATCAGACAAGCCCCCTTGGCACGGAACCCGTCAGCACCACGCTGGGCGACAAGCGTCACCCCGGCTTCAAGCCGTAGCGTGGTGTTTGATTTTCGGATGTACAATGGTCGCGTGACCCAATCCTTCCCGACATTGGGGACAGTCACGATTCCGCCAACGTCAAGGTGCTCTTGCAGGTTGTTCGTGCAGTCCAGCGCCCAGGGGACTTGGGTGATCTGCGGCTTGGCGACCGGCGCGACTTTCCGCGTCTCGACCTGTGCAGTTTGCTGGCAGCCCAGTAGCGCCAGCGCTAATACTAGTTTCATGACTTTGTAAGTTCTCATGAGTTCTCCTTGGGTTGTCTGTGTAAGTTCCTAGGTTTTCGGTTCCACTTGTCGCTCACGATTCTTTCGCGATCAGGCGGCGCAATTGATAGCGCACTGCGTAGGCGGACAATAAACCGCCGTCCGATTCATACAGCCGGTCGTAATGCGGCCGGGTCCGCCGCCCGTGCACGCGTCGGCTACCGGGATTCGCCTCGTACCAACGTCCGCAGCGCGCGCAGCAGACGATGAATGCCAGCCCACCGCCGACCGCATGGTAATTGCCGTTGCCGCTGACGCGCATGCGCTGGCCGCAACAGATAATATTGGGCGGGCGCGCCGCCGAACATCGACGGTGATCCGAG